TTCCTTGCGGTCAATCAGGAAACCGGTTTCTGAGAGGAGGTGAAACCATGCACCATACCGACATGAACGTGCGGCTCAAGCTCGATCACTTTTTGCTTGCGCTCGGTGAGAACATCGGCACGATCGGGAAGATAGACGAGCTCGAACGGGCGGTAAAGAGCGGAGCGGATAGAAGTGCGATTGTCGAGTTGTGCGCCGTTATCCGGGCCGAAAATCAGCGCGCGAATTGTTGTTTGGCGCGATACGATCCGTTGTCCCGCGTCGACCGCTTGCGCGCACTGATCGAGAGGGTCAAGCGCAACGCAAGGCAGATGTGCCTGTTTGAGGAATTAGCAACAAAAAACGCGCCCCTGCAAGAGCGCGCTCATCTACCCAAACGATTATACCACAATAGCCTCTTTTAGGGAGGTGGTACGGTCGGGCTCTCTCTGCTGATCCGGATCGGAGCGCCCCGGATCTCTGCTAATTTCGGGAACAAGAATGAAGTTCTCTCTCCAAGCGACGCACAACAACCCGAGAGCCCGCCCCGGAAGGGGGCTACGAAAGGAGTACACATGCAAAACCGCGGAATAAATTTCGAATATCTGCTCACAACCATCGGAAAGCTTGTCGCCATCGGCGCCATGGAGGGATTGCAGAAGCCGCCGGAACCCGATCCGGATTACACCGACAGCCGCGAGATGTGGCTCGTTGTCGTGCCCGGGCTTAAAGGCAGGCGGATGGCGCTTGGTTGGAGCCGAGATCAGCTTGCCTCTTACTCGGGAGTCTCCTATACCCGAATAAGCGCGGCGGAGAGAGGCGATTGTGTGCAGATGACCACCGCCGAAAGGATTGCGGACGCTCTCGGCGTGGAGGTCGAGAAGATCGCCGAGACGTACCAGGGCAATCAGGAACCGCGCGCCCGGTACAACGATATAAAACCGCTCAGACTGCAAGCCGGGCTTTCTTGCACGGAGCTCGGCCGCAGGATCGGCGAGACTCCCCAAAAGGTCTGGGAGATCGACGCGCACGTTTACAACACAACGTCGAAACGGATTCTCGAAAAAATTGCCTTTGCGTTGGACGTGCCGATCGATTCGATTATCAGAAATGATTTCGGAGAAGACGAAAAGGAGGAAAGCAATGAAAGTACAAGCGAGTATCAAAACACTTGAAATGACATATGAGGAATGGAAGGCCGCGCGAATGAAAGGAATCGGCGGCTCGGACGCGGCAGCGGCGATCGGGGTGTCACGGTGGAAGTCGCCGTTGCAATTGTACCTCGAGAAAAGCGGCGAAATCGAACAACCGGAAGCGGGCGAGGCCGCTTATTGGGGGAATGTGTTGGAGGCCGTGGTTGCGGATGAGTTCACCAAGCGAACCGGAAAGAAGGTTCAGCGCGTGAACCGCATCTTGATCCACCCGGAGAATCAGTTCATGATCGCGAACATCGATCGGCGGGTGGTAGGTGAGAACGCGATCCTTGAGTGCAAGACGACGAGCGCGTGGAACAGCAAGGAATGGTGGGACGGGGAGATACCGGAGGAATACATCATACAAGTTACGCACTACCTCGCCGTAACGGGCGCTGAGAAGGCCTATGTTGCGGTACTGATCGGCGGGAACCGGTTCGAGTGGAAAGAGATCGAACGCGACGAAGAGCTGATCGAGATGATGATCGCGAAGGAATCGGAGTTCTGGCGCTGCGTAGAAACCCAAACCCCGCCGCCGATATCGGAGAGCAAAGCCGAGCTCCACGGCGATATTATGAATCGCCTCTACCCTAACGCGAACGCCGGCGCGAGTATCGAGCTGCCGCCCACTTACTCGGATACCTTAGAGCAACTCGTTGATGTCAAGAGCCGGATAAAAGACCTCGAGATATCCCAAGATTATCTCGAGAACCAGATCAAAGACGCGATGAAAGACGCCGAACGGGCCCGCGTCGGGCGGTTCTCGGTGTCGTGGAAGAACGTGACAACAAGGAGATTCGACAATAAGCTTTTTGAGAAGACGAACCCTGATCTGTACACACAATACACGAAGGAATCACAATCACGGCGGTTTACCGTTAAGGAGGAGACGTTATGACAGATAAAGTGAATGAGATTAAAGGAAAGCTCGTACAATCCCCAACCGTTACAACACCAACCGGGGTGGCAGCCGGCGCAACGATACAGCCGCAAGCCAAGAGACCGATGAATCCCTACCAGAACATCCAAGACCTGTTCAAGCGGATGGCGCCAGAGATTGCAAAGGTGCTTCCGAAGCATATAAAAAGCGACCACTTACTACGTGTCGCGCTGACCGAAATACGCAAGAACCCGAAGCTCTTGGAGTGTTCCTCACAATCATTACTCGGTGCGCTGATGTTATCGGCGCAGCTCGGACTTGAACCTGGCATCCTCGGACACGCTTACTTGATTCCATACTACAACAGCAAAACAAAATCATCGGAGGTTCAGTTCCAGATTGGATATAAAGGATACATTGATTTAGTACGCCGCTCCGGCGAGCTGCAAACACTTGACGTTCACGAGGTATGCCAGAACGACGCGTTTGAGTACGAGTACGGGCTTGAGCCAAAACTGATGCACCGCCCGGCACTCGAGAACCGCGGCGACCCTTACTGTTATTACGCGATCGCAAAGCTCAAGGACGGCGGGTTCTCGTATCTCGTGATGAGCATTCAGGATGTCGAGAAGTTCCGCAAACGGTCCAAGTCACCCGATTATGGTCCTTGGGTTACCGACTACGACGCGATGGCCAAGAAGACCGTTATCAAGCAGCTTGCCAAATACTTGCCGTTATCCACCGAGATTCAGCGTTCGATGATTCAAGATGAGACCACCAAGAAGGAATATGAGGATGTGTTCTCGGCTAATGATGAAACCGATTGGGTGGATATCTCGTCACAACCAACCGAACCGGAACCGTTACCCGGTGAGTAAATAAGTTATAAAGCGCCTCTCCATCAGAGGGGCGCTATCTATTATACGGAGATGGTGACACTTATGCGAATAAAAAATGAATACGCGAATTAGGTGATAAAAATGACTTACATTGACCTTGTTAATCGGTTCTGGCAGATGGATTTGGAATTTCATTTCTCCCATCTTGAGGTGCATATGTACTTCAAGATACTCGATTTGTTTAACCGTTCGGGCTGGAGAAAGGTTCTATCCGTCCCAAATAGCCGGTTCGTCGCCGAGTTAGGGGCCACAGAGCCTTCTGTAATTCGTGCGCGGCAAAGGTTAGTCGATAGTGGATTGCTTGCTTATTCAAAAGGAACTCAAAGAAAAGCCGGAAAGTATACGCTCTTATACTATCAAAAAGAGGGTATAAAGGATAGTATAAACAACAACGGGGAATCGTTATACTATAAAAAGAGGGGTATAAACGATAGTATAAACGATAGTATAAACGATAGTATAAACGATAGTATAAACGATAGTATAAACGTTAGCTTATATAAGAATAGAACAGAAGAGATAAGAACAGAACAGACTTTTTCTTCTAATTCTTTAGATGAGAAAGATTCTAAAGAATTAGAAGAAAATATAACGTGCATCGAGCCGAAAAAACGCTCTTCTCCAAAACCGAAATCAAACCCGACGCCTTATCAGGATATCTACGAAATGTTCTTATCTATCTGCTCAACCCTTCCTCAAATCCAAGAGCCAACCAAATGGGCAAAATCGCGGCGTGATTGCGTTAGCGCCCGATGGCGTGAACATCCAGATATCGGTTTTTTTTATGATCTATTCCATCGGGTTGATGCGTCGAATTTTTTATCCGGCCGCGTGAACTCATTCAAGGCAGGCTTCGACTGGATATTTAAGCCGGCAAACTTGCAAAAGATACTCGAAGGCAACTACGACAACAAAGATAGCAACAGGCAACGCTTTGCCGGGCTTGAGGCTTTCCTTGCCGAAGCGGAAGCGGAGGAGGCGATAAAAAATGCTAAGTAAAAAAGTGTTTGGCGAGGTAATGGCGCTTCTCGGGACATACTATGACAAGCTGTCCGGCGTTGTTGGGGATAAAAACAAGATGGTGACGTGGTACGCTGTTCTGCAAGATATGACAGATGATGAACTCAAAGCCGCGACGCTTGACTACGTGAAAACTGGTAAGTTCGCCCCGATGCCCGCCGATTTGTGGGAGCGCGTGAACGCGATGCGCGAGGCGCAACACCCGGAACTCACCGCCGAAGAGGCGTGGGGTGTCGTGTACCGCGACATCTCGCGATACGGTTACTACTCCGAACCTACATACGATGATTGGAAGCTTGAGGCGGCGAAGAACTCCATCGGCTGGGGCACGCTATGTGACCTTACAGAAAACACATTGATGCCAACCCGCGCCCACTTCATGCGCATATACGGGAGCTTCGCGCAACGGGAGAGGGTTGCAACTCAGACAAACAACCCGATGGCGATTGCGTTCGTGAACAATCTCGCGAAGGAGATTGCCGGGAAGGTAACAGCGCCACTCAAGGAGTTGGGTAAGTGATGATCATCGATATCCCCGATCTCCCACCGAGCGTAAACCATTACTTCAAGCGCTCCCAAAACGGGCGGCTCTACCTCGACGCTGAAGCGAGAGCGTTTGTCGAGCTCGCTAAAATATGCGCCCACCAAGCGGCGAAGCGGGCGCGTTGGAAGATACTGCCGGCCGGGAACTTCTTCTATCTCGTAATTGGGTTCGAATTCAAAAACAAACGTTTTGCGGATCCAAATAATATGCTGAAGATTTTAATCGACGCCCTGGAAGGCATCGTGTTTGAAAACGACAAATGGTGCTGCCCGATGGTCGTGAGCGCGGCCATCACGGGCAGAAAGCATACAAAGCTCAATGTTATAACGGAATTCGGAGGGAGGAAAATCAATGAATAAAATCATCGTGAGCGGTTATCTCGGGCGAGACCCGGAAGTGAAGTATCTCCCAAGCGGGGACCCCGTCGCGACATTCTCGCTCGGCGTGAGCAGGCAGAAAACCAAGAACAACGATAACCCGGGAACCGATTGGTTGCGCGTGGTGGCCTTTGGGAAGGTGTGCGACACGATCAGCAACTACTTCGCCAAAGGAACCGGGCTAATCGTCGAAGGTCACATCCGCACCAACACCTACGAGGCGCAAGACGGGACAAAACGCAACTCGACCGACGTGATCATGGATCGGTTCGAGTTCTTGCCACGGTCCACGCGAGACCGTGAGCAAACCAAGTCCGAGACGTTCGACGAAGAGCCGCTTGTCCCGCCAATACTATCCGGCGAAGACGAGGTTCCGTTCTAATGCTCGCCGGCATCCTCATCGGCATATTCATCGGCGCGCCGATCGGCATGATTATCGCGGCGTTGCTTCGGGCATCCGGGGATGACGAAGAGCAAAACGCGTTAAACGGCCCCAAAACGCGCGATAAAATCCGCCGTGACAAAACACTCGCAACTCAACCCGAACGTCGCCCGTAGGGGCTAAAAACAGCCTTAAAATCGAAAACTACATTGGAGGGGACTATGGAATTTACAGTTGACAAGAAAACTCTCGAAAATGCGATGACGAACATTGTATCCGTTGCGCCGGCAAAGGCGATTAAGCCGATCCTATCAAGCGTGCTGATCGAATGCAGTGATGCCGTATACCTGTACGCAACGGATATGGAAACATCGATACGGATCAAACTCGAAGGGGCGAGCGCGCAATCGCCGGGCAAGACCGCCGTGGACGCCAAGACGCTCTTTGAGATCGCCAAAAACGCGCCGAGCGCTCAGCTGAACATCAAGCAAGAAAACGAAGCGACGCTTGACGTGTACAGCAACGGCGGAGTCGCAAACATCCCAATGCTCGACCCAGAAGACTTCCCAGCGCTGATATTCGATTCAACGGCTGAACCGATCGAACTCATCCCGACACTCTCAAGCGAGATTGACCGCGTTATCTATGCGATAGCCGCCGATCCAATGATGCGCGCGTTGAACGGGCTACACTTCGAAAGCGTTGGCGGCCATCTCCGGTTCGTCACGGCGGACGGGTTCAGGCTTGCGACAATCGACACCGCGCAACCAATCCCGGACATCGAGGCGTTCACGATACCACTTGGCGGGGCGAAAATATTCCTCTCATTCCTGAAGCGCTATCCGGCGCTCGTGAGGTTATACAATAATATCACCTCGTTCGGGATAGAATCTCCGGACACCAAGGTTATCATCCGCAAGCTCGATCTCCAATATCCAGATTATCGGCGCGTGATTGGCGCAATGCACAAAACAACCGTAACCGTAGACCGTGACGCGCTGATAAAGACTGTCAAGTTCGCCCGCGTGGTTACCGCTGAGGCAAAGGAAAGCGTGTTGATGAGTGTAGCAAACAAAGAACTCGTGTTCACCGCGCGTTCTACCGGCAAAGGCGCAATGAACGTATCCGTCCCGTGCGCGTTTGAAGGGCCGGCGTTGAAAATCGCATATAACCCAGACTACTTCCTGGAATCCGCGCAACACGTTAAAGGTGGCGACCTGACGATACAGCTTGGCACGCCCGCGGATATTATGCGATTGGAAGATGGCAACGCCTCGCATTACATAATGCCGATCCGATCCACGGAGGTGTGAAATGGCGAAGATACTATGCGTTCCAGCGATCAGCGACATCGATGACGTGGTGGGATACGTAAACGCCCGCGGGGTATACCTCGAACGGAGCATTGTCGAGACGAACTACGCGTACCGGCAACTGATACCATATACGGTGCTGTTCGACCGTGCGAGAGGCGACAACGGCAAGATACTTGCTTACAAACGGC